AGAAGGACGCTGGACAGGGGGAACAGGGCGACGGACAGGGTTCTTGGCGGCCTTCGCTGCCTCACGGTAGCGGAGGGCGTCTCGAATGATGAGCTGCAGCCGATAGTCGTGCATCTGCAGGGGCACGAATTCCCCCGCCAGCCGCTCGACCTCGTCCTTCTTGAAACCCACCTCCTGCAGGTAATCCAGCACCTCCGCGACTTTCGCCTGGTAGGTTGCCGGGTCTTTCCATTCGGGCGCCTTTTCGTGGAAAAGCTCGGTTTGCTGCGTCTTCCACGCCTCGGCGTTCTTGATGAAAGCCTCGAATTCCTGCTGTTGCTGCTGTTGCTGCTGTGCCTGCTGCGCCTTCAGCTCGCCGGCAACCGCCGTCGCGCGTTGGAAGGCAGCATTCCAGCGTACCCATTTCGGCGGGTCGTTGGCCGCCCAATCCTGGATCTGATCCCAGGTCGGAGTGCCAAATTCCTGCCGATACTGGGCATCAATCAGCAGCGCTTTTGCTGGTAGGTTTTGCTCATATGTCTGTCGCGTCTGTTCCGCCTGCTGCGCCAGGGCCTCGGCGGCCTTGCGTTGCTCGGCGGCTTCGTTCTGACCACGCCGCAGTTCCAACTCTCGCGTTCTGTCGAGCGCCAGGATGCGATCCTGAGTATCTCGGGGGAGGAGCGCGAAAGCCTCCTTGTCGGCTTTGGTCCATGACCTCGGGGCGTCGATGGGCTTCGTCGAAGGGTCGTCGCCGTCAGTCTCGCCGCTGGGCTCCTTTGGAGGGGCGGCGTCAGCCACAGGCTTTTCTGCAGCCGATTGCGTGTCGGAGGCTTGCTCCGAAATGAGTGTCGCGGCCTCGCGCGCACTAAGCGGCGCGTCGGAGGCAGGAGGGGAAGAAGAAGGCTCTGGAAAAGGAGCAATAGGCTCCGCTGCCGGCGCTCCCGCGTCGGGTTGGGTAGGCTCGGACATGAAGGAATTCCCTAGGGTTTTAGACTATTCCGAAGCGCTTCGGATTGCGGAAGTCGCGCTCGATCTGTTGGCTCGCGAGCCGCCCGTTGGCGGCCGTCATTTCGAGGTGCGCCTTTACCTTGCCGACGATCTGCGCCGCCAGCCAAAGCTTCTCCCGCTTTTCAGTGTCACTCACGCCGCTCGCCTTCCAGGCGGCGACATAGGACGCCTCAAGCTCGTTGAAGGCCTCCTTGACGACCGTGTTCTCAAGCAATTGCTGCGCGATCGCAGCGCGCTCCATAGCCCGCCGCAGGGCGAATTCGTCGTCAGCCATCAGCGTCTTCCAGCGGCGGCAATTTCGGCAAAGCGAGCCGATCGTTCACCCGTTTGGGCGGTTTCCGCTGTCCGCCGAAAGGCAAGCATGGCGCATCCGTGGCCGCAAACCGGTGCCGCATGGGCTTGTAGGACGACATCTCCAGTCTCTGGTTGATATCACGCTCGTGCGTTTCCCAAGCTTGCCTGCCGCCGTAGAGATATCTCGGATCATATTTCGACATCACCCCGGTTTTCCTCCCATCTCCACCGAGGAGGTGCCGCCATTCGCCTTGGCCGCCTCCAGGCCCAGCTCGCGCTTCAGGTCCAATTCCGCGATCAACTGCTCACGCTTCAAGCCCAATTCGGCCTCTAGCTGCTCCCGCTTCAGCGCCAGTTCCTGCAACATGCGCTCACGCTGCAGCTCGCTCTCCATCTCGAATTTCTGCCGCTGCAATGCCGCGTCCTGAACCGCCTTCTGCTGCTGCGCCTCAGCGTCGGCCTGTATCTTCTGCTGCTGCATGCCGGCCTCGATCTGCGCCCGCTGCTGCGCCATCCCCATTTCAGCCTGCGTCTGCTGCTGCCGCATACCCATCTCGGCCTGCTTCATGCCCATCTCGGCCTGCATCTTCTGCTGCGCCATCTGCATCTCGGCCATTGCCTTCTGCTCTTCCGGCTTTGGCGTCGGAGGCTTCGGCGGCTGCTGCGTCGGATCGGTGAAGTAAGGCTCTGGAGACGGGAAGCCGGCCTTGCGAGTGAGCTGCTTCAGCGTGTTGTAGAGCTGTGGCGGGCCCGCCAGCCCGGTTTCCGGCATCTTCATGGCATTGACCTGGATGCCCATGATCTCACGCAGGATGGCGATCTCCTGCTCACGTGAGCCAGTGCCAAGCCCGACATTGATGGTCAGGTCGTCACGCTGCCGCCACTCCTGCGGATCGATCTGCTGCCAATTGCCACGTAATTTGACCGTCTCGGCCTCGCTGGCATTCTGCCGGATCGTCTGATGCAGTAGCCAGAACATCTCTTTGATGCCCGTCTCCGCAAAAATGCGTGCGATCAGCTTGGTTTTGGCCCTTGCTGCACTTTGCGCGTCTAATACTGCCCTTTCACCAATATTTTGCAGTGCATTAGGGTCTAATCCCTGTCCCTGTCTGGTTACACCAGTCCGCCATTCCCGCAGCGTGTCCATATACTCGATCATCGGGAACACGAAATTGCCGATCGGCTGATTCGGCACCGGCGCCACACTGCCAATCCGCCGGGTGCGAATGATGCCGGCAACCCTATTGGCAAGGACGTCGTCGATCGTATCCTTTGTCGCTCCTTCCTCGGCCACCTCCAGCCGCTGGTTGTTGGCGAAATACACGTTGTCGAGCGCCGCCCGCTGCAGCGCCGTCTTGATCCTCTGAATGTCCATGACGAGGTCGGCGACCGAGCGGCCGAAAAAGCGGTGCGTCATGATGACGGGCGTCATCGAGGCAAATCGCACGATGTCGGGGATGATCTCCGGCTTGCCCTTGCGCTTCAGGATCTCGCCGGAGCCGCCCGTCGTCACCCGGTAGCGCCGGGGCTTGGCGTCGCCCTCATAGTCCATCAGCACGTAGTGCTCAGTGACCCTGATCTGGCGGTTGGCGCGGTTGAGCATCTCCGCTGCTTCCAGGGTGTTGTCGTCCACCGTGTCGCGCGCGATCTCCTCGCTGTTGCCCTCGCCGGAATAGTCGGGCAGCCGCTTTATCTGCTCCTTGTCATAGCCGTCCGCGATTAGCTCCGCCTCGCTGCGACGGACCTCGTGATAGCAATAGTCGCAATCGCGCAGCATGACGCTGCGCTGGCGTCTGCTGATGCCGAATTCCTCCGGCGGGATGTTCTCCACCCGCGCGCAGCCATAGCGTCGAACACGTGAGATCTTCACGTCATGCACCCGCTGCGGCTCCGGCGGCGGCATCGGGGGCGGCATTGGAGGAGGCCCACCCGGCCCCGGAGGCCCCAACCCGGGAGCAGGCGGTTGAGCGTCTCCTGGTGGACCCATGGGACCGGGTGGAGGCGTAGGGGCCTGTGGCATTGGCCCCGGCATCATGCCAGGAGGGCCTGCTGGTAGAGGGGGAGGCATATCAGGCGGGAACGGAGGCATTGCCATCAGTAGGCTTCCTCCTCTTGCGGCTGCTGCCCCGGAATGCCGACGCGCTCAGTGTGCTCGACGATCTCGACGCCCTCGGCCTGGCTCAGCATCCCATAGGCCGCCTCCGGCAAGCCCCAGAACGTCTCTTCGATCATCTCTTCCTTATCTTCCCAGTAGACCTTCACAATCCCGTTTTTAGACAGCAACGAGTCCTTGATGAACGAGTATAGGATGATAAAGCCGGGGTTCTTCTGCATGAAGACGTGATTGACGTAGTCGGTCTCCTGCTGCGCCTTGTCCTCGTCCTCCTGCCCCACGGGGACGAATTCGACCACCTCGTCGCCGCCGCAGAAGATCTCCATGAGGCTCGGCATCAGGCCGTCGACAGTGTCGGCGACGTCGGACGAGACCGCCTTCGAGCGATCGGCCGCCGCAGGCATGTCGGCCTGCATGTCGCCCAGGTAATAGTCGAGAGCGCGACCGCGATCGGCGCTGAGCTTGCTGCTCTCGGCCGCCGACAGCGCATCGCTCTTCTCGCCCTTGAGCAGCGCCTGCACCTCGCTGGTCGTGAGCTTGGGCATGCAGGTCACCTGTGCTAATAGAGAAACCATGAAGCGTAAGAAGGCCAGGATCCCGAAGGCCTATCTCAAGCGGCTGATGCCGCTGTTCCTGGAGATATTCCTAAGCGGCGATGACATCGTCGAATGGGTGCCCGAAGGAGCCCGTCAGCGCCGCAAGCGTTCTAGGACGCCCCGCTCACGCTTATCGGCGAGCCGCTCGTGATGGTGATCGTCGTGGTGTAGGACTGTTCCCCGCCGCCTTCGGACGTTGGGCTTGCGGCCTTCAATGCCGTCAGAAACTGATCGTGATAGCCGGCGATCAGCGTGTCCTGATCGTTGCCGTTGATAATGCGGCGGGCGTTTTTCGGATCGTCCGTCACTTCATTGAAATAGTCGCCAAGCTGCATCCCGGTAAACCAGCCCTCGGCCATACCCCTGAACATGATGCGGGTGGCTATCAGGCTGTCGAGCGCCATCTCGGGATGCTTGACGAGATCCCTCTCATCGATGAGAGCAAGCGCCTTGGAAGCTTTGTCGTAGTTGCCTTCCCAGGTTAACTGCACAAATCCGCGCCCGATGTAGGGATAATACTCCAGGCCCTGTAGGTAGCTCTCACTGCCGTATTCCGTAATAGGCCACATGCGCTGCGCGGTCTCGTGGTAGGTGGTCGCGAGCATGTAGGCGAGCCAGCGCAGGTCGCTCATCGGCGTGCCGCCGGCCTGATAGTCCCAGACTGTGAGGATCACCGACTGGCCGTCGACGTGGACCTGCTCCAAGGCACCGGAGAAGAGAGAGCTGCGGACGGCGTCGAAGTAGATGCCGTGATCGATCACAGCGGCGTTGCCTCCGGCTCACCCGTCGCTGCCTGCCAGCGGTCCTTCATGCCCTGCCAGAAGTTGATCATCTTGTCCGCCAGCACATAGCCGGGAGGCGGGTGCTCCTCGCCCTCGACCGGCTCCTGCTTGGGCGGTGTATCGGAGATGGTGCACATCTGCCCCTCAGGGAGCTGGAACTGCTTCGTCTCCTGCACATCGACGCTCATGGTGGAACCGTCCTGCAGGTAGATCACTACCGGTCCGTCGACGGCAAAGATCGTCACGTTAGTCGTCATGCTTCCTCCGGTAATAGCGCCACCAGCGCGACGGCCAGCGCAATTGCTGCCGACTGCTCATTGAGCAGACAGTGACGCGTCCTGCCGCCTTGCGGGGCCGCCATGGCATTGGCATAATTGCTCCCATGACGACAAAGCCTGATCCGTCACGCCCCCGCAGCAAAGACATGCGACTGGCACTAAGGACGATCTACGCACTCATTCAGCGCTTGGAAGCCATCGATGCGCGCGTGAAGAAACTGGAAAAGCGCAAAAAGAAGGCTCTGGAGGAAGGGCCGTGATCGCCATCCCCTGCCCTGACTGCGGCAAGCCCGTGCTCTGGCACCTGAGAGACGAGCATCGCTGTCAGAAGAGCAGCCCGACGAGGAAGCCCACGACAGCCCCCGTCGCAAAGACGGAGCTGAGCAAGAGCAGCTCACCCTCCAGTCGGCGCACCGTTAGCCCTCCGGTAATCACGCCCGTAATCACGCCCGTAATCACGCCCGTAATCACGCCCGTAATCACGCCCGTAATCACGCCCGTAATCACGCCCGTAATCACGCCGAGCGTGGCTACGCAGAAGGAGGCGGAGCGCGCTGCTCGGTGGCGTGCCAAGAACCGCGAGCGCTACAATGCCCGCATGCGTGCCTACCGCGCCGCCAAAAAGGCTCCGGAATGAACGACTGGCCGTACAAGATCCCTGACCGCAAGCGCTACCGCAAGGGCTACGTAGATGCTCTGGAGGACGCAGTGCGCAATCTGCGCCGGCAGATCACTCGGCAGCACTGGAACCCGCAGCAGACCGAGGCAGAGACGCTCCTGTGCTACACCGCGGCAGCTGGCGCAACTCCCAAGGAATGGGCGAAAAACGAGACCGCCGTCCTGGAGCAACGCGAGCAGTCCTACCGCATCACGCGCGCTACGCAAACCCCTGCTTCGGATACACCAGCTTCCGCCCAAAGCCCGCAGAGCGCGCCGGTTCCTCATAGCAAATTGCCATGAGCCCGAAGGCGTCGGCGGCATGCGAGCTCCAGTCATGCTCGGGGCCGAGCCCGATATTGCGATCGTCATCGCGGCGCTCGTGATAGTAGCCGAGCGCGTCCCTTCCGGCCTCTGTGGTAGCCTCGTTGAACCAGAGCTTTGGAAAAATGCGGCGGGTCGCTTCGACGCGCATTGCTGCGGCCCCGCGGCCTTGGTTCTTCACGGGCGGCTGCACCTCGAAGCCGGCCTCGCGCAGGTGCTGCTCGTAGCGCTTGCCGGTGATGTTATTCTCGTTCACTCCATCGTGCGGGAGGTAATGAATAGCCTTGTCCCATTTGCGGGATCGGAGGGCTTCAGCATAGTAACCCAGCACTTGTCCGATACCCTCGATGTAGTCCAAAACCCTGATTTCCTGACCAACCCATTGACAGATCCAGATGGCCATTGCGTCCGCAGTGGCACCGGATCCTCCGAGATCCCAGAAGGCTCTAATGGGCAGGAGTGGATCGGCGGAGACGCGGCCGATACGGC